GTGCAATTCACCCACTTCAACATTGTTCAAAATACCTTGCGTTGCAATGTAGAAATTCCCTACATCGAACGTCTTAATGTCAGCTGCTCCTGGCAAACCAGCGGTTCTAACATAAAAACCATCTGTTAATTTGCGTAGCATCACTGGTGGAACGGAGAGAAAAATATTCTCACACGGCATTCCATCGGAGTGAGGATCCCAATCCTCTAACACCTGTTTGGTTCCAGGGGGTCCATTTCCCGCATCCTGGTCAAACATCATCATAACTTTTCCAACTTGTCCGTTGGTGGCAAATTCGGAAACTTCGCGCTTAAATCGAAATCCAAGCTTAATAAAACGATATTTCTCATAATTTTGAGCCATTTTTGATAGCCATGGAAAGAGGGTGGCTTGACCTGGGTTCACAGGAAACTGGACAGCATTGAAATTCGGCTGGTTGGCTACAGTTACAGCAGCAACAAACTCACTTTCCGAAAATATGCAACTACGTTTGTTAGTAGTATGATTTCTAGTTCCTCCCCTTCCGGCAAGCATACGTGATCCTGGTCGACCACCATTTCTTCCTCTTCTTCCCCGCGCACGTCCTCGTCGTTTACCGCCAAGGCCATTTCTAGGTCCTCTTCCAGCAACCTTTTGGGGGCCAGCCATTGAATGCATTGCTTGCATCACGGCCTTTTGTTGTGCACTTTTCGCGGCACGTGGACGCCTGGGTCCTCGCTTCTTCAATCCTTGATTTCTTCGACGAGCCATTATACTCGTTTTATCAGGCTGGCACTTTATTTCTTCTAGTTCCTGATAATTGCATGATTGCGGTTGAAGGGTCTTTTGACCAGACCAGAGTTCCCAATATCGGTCATCTGATACTATTTGACTTTTAGCCATGATCCATCGAGCATCATCTTTGAGAATATTATCATATTCATCTAAAAGGAATTGCTGGAATTCACGGCAAAACTTTCGAAAAGCCAAATCGGTCCATCCTGTTAATAACATTGCGCACAACCTTTCAAGTGTTGTTTCTGGCGTTAAATGTTTCTTATTGGCAAATAACAGGGACTGCATGAGTTTATTTCGATCATACAGTGGAACGGCCATACCGTTCATAAAAACAGTGTGTGCTGATAAAAAGTCCAGGTCCATCGCAAGCCTCGGTTCCATCGAATCCGTGGTGGTGGTAATTCCTAGAGTTTTCCAAACTTCAATAACAGTGGGTCCATTGTAAAAAACATGTGCTTCATCAGAAACAGTCCAAGTGTTATCATCTCCCAAAAGAGCTTTTGCAGTATGATCCTCAAAAGCTTCATAATGTTCCATACCTGCGGGTGCGGTTTTAATCCACGCAAACGCCATCAGGCAGTACAAAATAAGGGTATTGTCAGTCACGGTGTTCACTGATCCAGATGGGTTTCCTAACTTCTTCAAAATTAAAACTCCTTCTGGTGTCAATATAAGTGTATTGACGAGGTTTCGATAATAGGTTTTTATTCGCTGTAAATTCTCAGCGGTGCGATCTTCTGGGCGTAAACACTTCCATCTAAATCTAGCACAACCCCACATCAAGAAATCTCTCAGTGAAGAATCATATTGGGACTCATCTAAGGCATAACCTTTGCGGAAAACATTAAGTTTACGATACAATTGGTCCCATTGGCCTTTAAGTGGCGTCATTCCTATAGCGGATGCAGTCTTTAAATGCGACTTATACATCTTTTCATTCATATCCCTGAACAACCGGCCTCCATGGCACGTTGCATCAACAGCTCCTGCTAAAAAGGTTCGCTGTGAATTCTCCAGTATCTTCTGGTCAGGTCTCAATTCTTCTTTAAGTGAATTACTAAACACCATGGTGTAACGAGGATCAATTCCTAATTGTTTCCAATCGTCTTCAAGCCACTTTACAATATCCGGATCTTTTTCAAACAGATCTTTCTTTTTCGGATATTCTTCGTTAAAAGGGAAACCACTTCCTGAACTTTGGTCCATATGGGCTACTTCCTCTTCAACGGTCGATACACGAGCATTACACATATAAGGGTAGAATTGCCTATCTACATACTCCCATGCGAGGTTCAAAGCCTTCACATCAGAGTCTGACATAATCACGGTGGTTTTTCCGTATTTGCCAAGCGACTTATATGCTGCGTCCTGATTGGGTACGGGTAAATTCCACCCAAGTCCTTCAGGTTCTTGTTCTTGATCAAGAAATATCTTCACCTGCGGGTCTACACCACGTTGATTCTTATAACGTGGGTATCTGGTGACGTTGCCTACAACCGGAAAGAAGTCAGTTTTCACATACTTCTGATGATCCGGGGACAACCTAGCTCCCGTAAAGAACTTATCCTTCAAACCATACTTTGAAGGATAGCGAGCCCAAAACTCGTAATCTTTCCCTGCCAAATTTAGTGGGGTGGGGGCTTGAGATGAAAATCCAGTCCATTGTGAATGGTGGGAGCACCACTTTTCGCATAAACTATCAAATCCTCCGTGACAACTTCGAATCTACCAAAATCCTTTCCGTTGCCATGTGTCCAAAATCCGAGAATGTAACCATCACTGTCTAAAACAGGTGCAGTACAATCACCAGCACGGGTAGCAGCATTACTCCACCCAAGGGGGCTGCCAAATCCAGTTACTGAATCGGGTTTTGAAACGGTACCACTTCCATAACCAAAAACTGTTATGATCGCGGCATCGATCGGAACTTTCAACTTATTGTTGTTAATACCTTTTAATCCATTCATAGGAAAGGTGGCCAATTGATCTCCAAAAACAGAGACATCTGACATCTTAAAATCAACAACACGAGCATGATTAATAGCTCGGTATTTAGTTGAGAAATC